AGCATTGATCTGAGCGTATAATGTGCCGCCAGACGATTTAGCAGTAATATTGCCAGCATTAAGGCCGTTTGTGACAAACAAACCATTAATACGGAAATAGGAATTAGTTGTTGTGACAGTTCCAGAGCCATTGAGTGTCGCTAGTTCTGAAATGACATTATAGTTTGCATCCAAGCCGTTGACCTGAACAATCAAACCAGCATCAGTTGTACCAGATGCACTCAACAAAACAAGCTGAATAGCTGATGATGGGTAAGCATAAGCGCCGCCTGATTGTGTCAGACCTTCCCAAACAGGTCCAAGAGCAGTTGATGCAACCTGAGTTGAATAGCCAAAAATCTCAACAGGTTGATGGTATGAGATTAATCCACGACCAACTTGCAATTCGAATGGTTCATGTTTGCCATTTTTTGTAATCGAATCCCAGACTACGCCTGGTTGAGAAAAGGAAGCCATGATTATTTACCTTTCATGCGTGCAACAGCAGCATTATCTACCAGATTTGGGTAAGGTCTGCCAGCAGCTCTTGCGTGCGCTTTAGCCAATTGCACTTTTTTGTGAGTTAAATGTTTCGTGTGATGATCTTTGGGGAGATGCTTTTCCCAAATTGGTTTATCGGTCATTAGCACTTAACTCCCCATTTTTTCAGCGCCAAATTAATACGGCTATTGGGGTCATGAGCAGTTTTAGCAGAAGTAAGTTTTTCCTTCATCCCGCACATTCTTGCCCTAAAGTTTTGATGACGAGGATTGTCGCTGTCTTTTGTGGGAGCTTTTAAATTATGCCCCTCAGCTCGAGCCGACGCACGGCCCTTTGCATTAAGACCACCTTCAGGGTTTTTGCCCTCTTTGCGTTGCCAAGCACCAGTCATTTTGTCCTCATTTAGTAAAACGGGGGCGCGATGGCCCCCGTCAGAAAACAACCCGAACAAGGGACGATTACTCGTCTTTGCCCATTGTTTCTTTTTCGAGCTTGCGGCCCTTGGCTGGGGTGCCATGAAGAGCTGCGCTGAAAGGATTTGACTCAACGCTGCCGCCGCTCTTACGAGGCTTACGGCCAGCATGGTGCTTAGCATGTTCGCCATGCATGTGGCCAACGTGCTTCACCATACCTGAGTGATGATGAGCAACATGACCGCCATGTTTGCGTTTTGCGCGACCACCGTGCTTAGCGTGCATTGCTTCAGCTTCAGCGTCAATCTTCTTGGCGTTTGTGCGTGCTTCTGGCTTGTCGTGGAGGTCCATTTCGGCCTCGTTAACCCCACCAGTTGAACGGTGCTTACGACCGTGATGTGCTGCTTTGTGACCCTTCATAAGAGCCTCCTACTACGATGCGTTGTTGATGCCTTGGATGTACTCAACAGTAAGAGTACCAACTCCAGAGCCAGTGTTTGCCGAAGTTACCAAGATCTGAACGTCCACAGGTCCGCCAGTTTGGAATGTGCTGTTCGAGATATTATCCCAGTTAGCAATCTGAGCTGTTGTGCTAGCTGTGATAGACAACAATCCAGCATTTGTGCCATCTTCAGTGTTTGGTGAAAATGCAGTGGCAGCAGTCGTGCCAGCAGTTGCACCAACAGAAAATGTTTTTGCTGACCCAGTCCAACCCGTAGTCACCATCATAGCGATACGGAGAATTTGAGACTGAGCAGGGATAACAATCGTAGTAGCACCACTTGCTTGTGTCACCACAGCAGATTGCGCCATAACAGCGTAACCTGTGTTAGCAGTGCCAGTTGTACCACCAAGACCAGCAAGGTTGCCCGTGCCATCAGAGTGAAGTACGTTGCCAGCAACCAGGGGGCCAGTGAAAGCAGTGCCAGGTTGAACTGGACTACCATTGGCGTTTGGGTAGAACCCACCATTAATATCGGACATTTTGTTTCTCCTTCTGAAGAACTACGAAATCTGTCACGACTTTTTCTTTATTGGAATGGTAATCTAAGTACTCAATTGCTGAAAGAAAATTGTTACGATTTTCTTTTAACTTTCCAATACCAATATTGCATTCCGAACAAAGTAGGCCCCGAACCTTACCAGTATTGTGGTCGTGATCAACAGCAAGAGCCTTAATCACACCTTTTCTAGTTGCGGTTTCGGGATTTGAGCATATCGCGCAAACACCGTTTTGTGAATGAAACATTTTAGCATATTCTATTTTAGAAATACCAAATTTTCTTTCACGTTCTTTGTCTTTTAGGACATTGCGGTTTTTATCGCGATATAATGCTTGATACGCACGAATTTCCAAAACCTTTTCAGGGTTTTGACGTTGTTTAGCTTTAGAACGTCGATTAATATCCTTGATTTTATCAAGATTATTTTTTCGATATTCAGCCGCTTTTAAACGGTTTTTTTCACGCGCATCAAGCATTTTTTACTCAACCTTAAGAAGTCGGGAAGGAGCCGTAGATGCTTCTCCAGTTGTAATATCCGAACGAGTAACGCTCGTAACCTTTAACCAAAAGGTTGTCAGTCACGAAGTCAACTTGAAGGTCTGTTTCAAACTTCACGCGCTCCATGTATGAGAGACCGTCAATGTTTGTCAGCAAGAACCAAGCATATGCAGAGGTCAAGAAGTCGTTAACCATGTAACCTTCTGGGAGACCACCGCTTGTGCTGAGGATAGCATTCACGTCATTGTCGGCTGTTCCTGGGCGCAATTCTGTCTTCAGAAGACGAATTGCAACAGGCTCCAACTGAGGAGGAACGATCAATTTGCGACCACGAGCAAACACTTTCAAACCAGCTTGATCGCGGAAGTTAGTGCGGATCGCGATCATAGCGTTCAGCAATGTAGCTTCGTTGAGGTCAACTTGGGTTGTTGGTGTATTTGCAACAGTGCCACCATCAATCGGATGCGATGTTGAACAGAGAGCAACGCCGTCACCACCAACTGAAGAGTTGTAGGTTGTTGCGGTGTTCAGAATGTTCGCACCGTAAATTTCCTTGGTCTGTTGGAATGACTCAATCAGGCCGAGGTTTGATGGATGAAATTGGGTCTTGTAGAGGTTATCATCAATCGCTTTGCGAGTGATGGCATAACCGAGACCAATTTCGGTGTGCTCTTGGTTGTAGATGTAACGCTCGCCAGCACCGTTATCGAACGATGTTTGCGCGCCTTCAGTCTTCAACTGGGCAAGGCCCAAGAAGCGCATTTCAGCGGTGCGTTCCAAAGCAAGCTTTGAATCATGCTTTGTGAAGATTTTGTCGTACTGAGATGGGATCATCTCGTACTTGCCTTCAATTCCCCGAAGTCCAGGGAGGAGAAGGTCTTTGATGGCAGAGAGATTGACAGCCATAGTTTCCTACTCCTCTTAGACGCCAGTGAAGTTGCGTGTAGCAACATTGTTAAACGCCACAATCGCCCAGTCATATGCTTGACCGTTCGCGTAAGCGCCTGGGAACCCAGCCACTACAGGTTGATAGATGCCTACCACCTTGAATGGAGCGTTCACATTGTATGTAGCTGTGTTGAGCGTTGTCGTGTCGAGATAAGCGCCAGAAATACCATTTGAAGTATTTCCTGTGCCAATAGCGAAACCGATTGTCGCATTGATGTCAGTTGGGAAAGCAAGACCTGTGCTGTCCGTCTGAGCAATAAAGCGAGCATTTGGATCGTTGACAATATAACCTTCAACGTAATTGCCAGAAGCAACGTCGCTGCCAGGCCAATAATTTGACCAAACAGTACGCTTTTGGCTTACTGAAAGATATTTGCAGCCAACAAAGATACCACCGATGCCGAGAGCGGCAGGTGTTGCACCTGTTGAAGCTGATTGTGCGTAAGAACCGTCTGATTGTTGTGTTACTGGATCGCCGAAGAAAATGGCGCTCGCATTATAGTCAATAACGACAGCAATTTGCTCGTACGTTGGAGCAGAACCGTTGCCTGTGTATTGACGGAATCCGTAAGGCGCATTGGTATTAGCCATAACGGAGCCTCCTTATTACAGGAAAGTCCATCATCGCACACCGAGGCGACTAAGAACCAAGGATAAGTTTGAACCCCACCACCGAGGGGGGCAAGACCAATAATACAAATTTTTAATGAAAAGTAAAGAGGGCCCCGAAGGGCCCTCACAAATGCTATTCCTCGGGGATCGGCATGGGCTCGTAGCCCTTCCGAACGCGAGCCAAGGGGGCATCCTTATTATTGCGGTCAAACTGCCCTTGAGGCGCTGAGTTGAGCTGCTCTTCCTTCTGGCGAACCTGATTGACTGCCTTGCGGCGTTCAATCCGTCTTGCCTCGTCAGTGATTTCCAATGGGCGCTCCATAAGGATCATACCCTTGCGCTCAATGGTTTGATACTTATTGCCCTCAGGCATCATTGATGGATGGCGAGACGCAGGAACGGGCTCCCAACCTTTACGGGCAATCGATACAGCATATGCTGGATCTTCGGCGCCCAAGACTGACTTCATTTTCCACTCATATGACCAACCATCGGGGATATAATGAACGGGGATATAGAAGTCGTCTGTGCCTTCATCGAGATTGCCAGCATGACCGCGAAGTTCGGCAGCACGGCGGGCTGCACGCTCTTTTGACGTCTCTTGAGCTGGTTCTTTCGCCTTTGGAGAGGGTTGAGCAACTTCGTCAGTCTCATCTTGCAACGTATTATCAATAGGCTTTTTAAAGCGGCTGATAGTGCGTTTTGGTGTACGAATAGGTGTATTTTCCATAATTAGCTTCCTTAATTAAGTTTGCCTTCCTTCTGAAGGGCAAGTTTGTTTCGAGCATAATCTTGATCTGACATGCCCATCATTTCGGCCATTTCGCGCTCAGCTGCCGTCAAACGAACGACATTTGGGCGTGTGCCTGGTGCTGAACCAGAACGGCTTACAGGAGCCGCTGGAGGAGCCTGACGGCGCTGTGTTGGCTTTGCAGCCATCTCAGTTGCGTCATCCGAATCATCGTTGTCATAATTATTTCGATTGATCCCCAAACGGTTCTCAATGAAATTAAAATAATCATGCGTATCAGGGATAATGCCGTCATCAACGGCATCGGCATGGGCACGGAACATGCGATCAATTGTCTTTTGATTGTTCAAATGACTGCGGTTGTTTCTCAGCCATTCAGCGGAAGCTGGTGTAACCTGAGATGCCAATGCCTCGATGTGATCAGAATATTGATTATTCTGTGGCGCTTGTTTTGGCTGTGTTTCCATAGCCGTTTTGCCATTTTCAAGCTGCAAGAGCTTGTTTTCATTGGCAGAAATAACTCTTTGAATTTTTGCAGCCTGATCATAATCGCCATTGCGCAATGCTTCAGCAGAACTGTTGACAAGCATATCAATATCACG